GTTCTTATAAATATTCCTTTTATTAAAAAAAATAACATTACTTATGGTAAAGGAGATAAAGTAGGAAATAGAACATTGGTTGAAGATATTAATGATAGTTTTTTTGGCCCAAGTAATTTTATACAGATAAAGCCAGGGAAAACGGCTTTTGAAATATTAAATGATTTTGCTCAATCTCGGGGGTTAATATTTTTTAGTATGCCAGATGGTACTTTTGTATTTGGTGAACCTGTTACATCGGGGAAAGCTGAATATTCAATGATATGTAAAAAAGATGATAGTACAAATAATAATGCCTTGGAAGGTGAAGTTATAACTGACATATCAAAACAATATAAAAAAGTTACTGTTTTGGGGCAGCAACAAGGAAAAGATTTTTTTGCTGCCTCAGAGATCAACGTATCTGGTATTTCAGAAGATGATAATTTTCCATTTGTGAAACCATTTATAAAAGGTTCAGTTGAAGACGGTCTTTCTCCTGAACGTGAAGCAAAACTTATAATGGAGCAGCAGCAGTTTGAAGGATTTAAATTAAAATATACAACGCCTGATCACAGTCAAAAGAATAAAAATTATCAAGCAAATACAGTTTGTCATGTCGATGATGATATATTAAATATTACAGGTGATTTTCTTATTTATAGTCGAACGTTTGATATGAATAAAAATGGTGGGCCGACTACGACATTAAAACTTTCAAAATTGGGAGTTTTACCTGTATGAGTTTTATAAGATCGATAATTTCATCAGTAGCTGAGGGCGTCATAAAACGTATTTCTGGTGCAGGAAGAACAGGAGAAAGTTTTACAGATCGTGAGTATTTTCAGCATTACGGCTTTACTTCAAGACCGTTATCAGGTGCGGAAGGAATATTTCTTGTACAAAATAATAATTTAATAGCTATTGCTTCTGATGATCGTAGATTCAGAATAGCTATAGAAAATGGTGAACTTGCCCTTTACACGGATGAATATAAAGATACTTCTGGTCACCGGATACATTTTAAACGAAATCGGGAAATAGAAATAAAATGTTTGACAAAAGATGTTGATGTTGAAGGTAGTTTTACTGAGGATATTGGAATTGATAAAACTGAAACTATTGGTGGAAATAAATCAGAAACTATAACTGGTGGTAAAACTGAAAATATTACATTGAATAAAGCTGAAACAATTTTAGGAAATAAAACAGCAACCGTAACTGGAATAATTACATTATCTGCAACCGGAAATGTAGTTATTTCTGGAGCAGCTATTAATATAACAGCAGTTGGAAATTGTGTTATGACAGTTCCCGGAAATTTAACGGCAACTGTTACGGGAACTGCAAACATTATTAGTGCAGATGTGCAACTTGGATCTGCCGGAGGCCCAGCAGCAGCAAGAGTGGGCGATTCTACATCTACAGATGGTACACATCCTCATTCTCATACAATTGCAGCAGGAAGCGGTATAGTAAAAATAGGATGACAACCTAAAAAATGGACTTTAAAATTGTAACAAATGCCGGACTTGGTGAAATGATTTTTGTGCGGCCAGGTGTAAATATAGAAATTGCTGAAACTGGTACCACAACGGATGATGCTCAAAATAAATTAATAGATTCCAGTCAGAATTTTTTATCTACAATTGAAATTGGCATGAGTATAAAAAATATAACAGATACTACTTATACTTTTGTAACATCAGTAGATTCTGATATACAATTATCAGTAAGAGATTATATCTTTGCGTCCGGTGAATCTTATGAAATTCGTAAAAAATCAGATTTTGCAAAATCTGATAATATTTTAAATAATATTTTTCTTAGTATTATAGTTGAACGTAATTCTTTTTTCTTCAATCCTGAATTTGGTTCTAGGTTACATTTAATAAAAAAATTGACAGATCAAAATGTTGCTCTTGCAAAAGATTATTTGGATGAGGCCTTGCAGTGGATCCTAGACACTGGAAAAGCAAAAAAAATTGACACATTAACTGAACGTGATTTAGATGTTATGAATAGATTGAATCTTTTGGTAACCGCGACGCAATCAAATAATCAAATAGTAACTTTTGAATCTTTTATAGAGGTTGTCTAATGAGTTTTCAGAAAGATTTTGACACGATTTTTAATTCTATGATGACTGATTGGCAGAACCAGTTTCCAGAAGCTGATATTTCTCAAGGCAGCCTAATTTATGTAAAGAACGCATGCCTAGCTTCTGCTTTATGGGGATTGTATAAATACCAGGAATGGATATCAAAACAAATATTTCCTGATACATCAAATCTTGAAAATCTCGAACATCATGCATATATAAGGGGTTTGACTAGAACAACGGGTGAAACTGATTCACAATTGCTGGGTCGGCTATTAGCAGTTATTCGTCAACCTCCAGCTGGTGGTACAGCTAATGATTATGAGCAATGGGCTCTTGAAGTAGATAATGTAACGGCTGCTTATTTTTATGCAGAACCGGAGGGATTAGGTACTGTTGGCTTAGCTTTTATTATGGCTAATAAAACAACGTATCCTGATTATGCTATTAATGGTGATTTTATTTCTGATACAATTTGGTTAAAGGGTACTGGTTGGAGTATAGGCAGTGGAAAAGCCAGTTGTGATGGCAGCCAGGTTGCCAATTCAGATTTAGATGAAAGTATTACACATTTTGTTGTAGGCCGAACATATAACGTTACTTTTACTATTTCTAATTATTCGGCAGGTACTATTACTCCTATTCTTGGTGTTGGTGGAACAAGTGGAACTGCAAGAAGTGCAAACGGTACATTTTCGGAAGATATTGTTGCTGCTGGAACAAATAGAATTATTCTTAGGGCAAATTCTACATTTGTTGGTGATATTGATGATATGAAGGTTGAAGATGAAGTTTCTTTAGTTGTTCCCGGCACAGCTGAACTTGCAATCGTTCAAGCTTATATTGATAGTAAACGAACTGTTACTGCTGAGGTTTTTGTTACGCCACCTGATGCAAATCAACAAGATGTAACTATGACCGTATCAGGAACTGGTGTTGATACAACACAAATAACAACTGAAATCACAGCATATCTGAATAGTCTTGAACCAGGTGAAACGTTATTTAAAGCACAGTTATTCTCTATTGCAATTAATCTTGGTGCGGATAATGCAAGTATTGCAGTTCCAGCGTCAGATGTGACACAAACAAATTTAAATATGATAAGGGCAGGGACAATAAGTGTTACATAACGATGTTTTAAGACTGCTTTTTCCTGCTAATATTGAAGGTGATTTAAGTGATGATTTTGATTTGGAAGGAAGTCATCTTGATGATGTTTATAACCGTGCAAGTGATTTCTTAACAGAAATTTTTCCTGATGAAGCATTAGAATTGTTAAGTGATTGGGAAAGAGTAGCTGGCTTTCCTGATGATTGCTTTGGTGTTGAAACAGATCCGGTAATAAGACGAAATAATGTTTTATCAAGAATTGCGGGTTATGGTGGTATTTCAAATGCTTATTTCATTCAATTAGCAAGTAATCTGGGTTTTACGATAACAATTAATGAGTTTTATCCTTTTCGTGTAGGAATAGAAGGAATGGGTGACCTTATACTTGATCCAGAATTTCAGTTTATATGGGAATGTGTTGTTGCTGAGGCTGATTCAGGAACAACGGATGGAGCAGCTGCAAATAAGCTTATTGATGCAGGACAAAATTTTATTACTACAGTAGAAATTGGAATGACTGTTAAAAATACAACTGATACTACGTCAACAACGGTAACAGCTGTAGATTCTGATATACAATTATCTTTGGCGGATGATATTTTTATTTCCGGTGAGGATTATCAAATAATACCGGATTACACAAAATTAACATGTGTTTTGGGACAATTAAAACCCGCTCATACAGGTGTTTTTGTCGTAGACCCTTCTTAGAGGTATAAAATGCAAGATGCAAGTAATTTACCAGGAAATGATGGTGGATCTTTCTCAGACGGTAATCCGGCTACAAATGTAGCCGGTACAAAGCTTTTATCCCAATTCATGAATGATCTTATGAAAAACATAGTAAAGGTCATTACAAATGCCGGAATATCACTAACCGATGATAGGGAGGAAGATTTATACGACGCTATAAAAGCCACCAATCCAACTGATTTTCTTCTTCAACACAATGCTGGTGGAACTCATAAAGTTGATGATTTAACTATCGAAGATGCCGGGAATACTTTAAATGTTGTAAACAATGGTATTAATACAGCGCAACTTGCAAATAATGCGGTTGATGAGACCAAATTAGACGAAACCAAAGAGTATGTGATGGCTCTGCTTCGAATAGCGGGTATAGCTTCTCCGCCTCTTGCTCTTGCGATTTTTGTAACAGGTGATACTATCGAGCGTTTTTCTGTGAGCAGAACTGGGATAGTTCAGTGGGGCCCCGGTGGTGCAGGAGCCACTGATGTTTCTCTAGAAAGACTGTCTGCTGGAACTCTCGGGATTACGGGTGCACTGGATATTACGGCTGTGCTCAGGTTAATTGGCGCCGCTTCTCCAGCCACGGCCCTGGCTATTGCGGTAACAGGAGATACAATTCAGCGTCTCGCTATAAACCGAGACGGAAAGTGTGACTGGGGCCCCGGTGGTGCAGTAGCCACTGATGTTTCTCTAGAAAGACTGTCTGCTGGAGTTCTTAGGCTTACGGGTGATTTAGAGGTTACAGGTGTGCTTCTTGGTACGGATGTTATTGATACCACACAGATAGCTGCTGGTGCAGTTGAAAACAGTCAGCTTGGCACAGATGCAGTTAATGGTTCAAAAATTGCTGACACTTCTGTCGATACAGAGCATCTTGTTAATGATGCAGTTGATGCTACTAAATTGGACGAAGCAGGAAGTTATACTGTAGCAGGTTTAGCTTGTAGTAATACTGCTGCCAGTATAACTCATACAGCGACAGAACATAAGAAAACTTACGGCCCTGGGTCGGTTATTCCGGATACAACTGACCCAATTGATAACTCAGCTATAAATGGCTCAATTAGAGCCCAGGCTGCAAGTGATTTTGATGTTGGCTATATCAATGTTGATTTACCGATTGGTGCGGTAATTACAGAGTTAAATTTATATGGAGAAACTTTGTCCGGTGTTGGTAACACAATTAATGTCGCTTTATCAACTACTAATTCTGTCGGTTTTTTTGATCTAGTTTATCAAAATACTTTAGATGATGGCGAAGTTAATGATGAGGAATCCGGATTAAGTTTCACAATTGTGGAAGATAAAGACTATTATTTTGTAGTTTCGATAAAAGTTGCTAGTGATACATCTAGGGCGAATTTCTTTTTTATGGAAATTGTTTATACTACTACGAATTTACAACAAACATTATAAGTATGGCTGCTGATAAAAGTACGAGACCGTTATGTCAAGCAGAATTTGTGATAAAATAAATATCATCGATGAAAAGCTAATAGAAAAGTTTGGAAACTATTGAAAAAGAACAGATTATAGTACAAGAAGACGGAGATGGCATAAAGATCATTTTACCTAAGAACCAAAACCCGCCGATTCTCAGAGGTGCACAGAGTGACAACAGTACAAAACCACAACTGTTGGTTGAATCGACAGCTGTGCATGACAGATTGAATAGTATTGATACCAGAATTGAAAGAATCGAAGGGACGATTGTAAAATCGGTAGAATTAACTGAAAAAGTAGTAAAAGAAAATGTACAACTTAGGAAAGGAAAAGAAGAAGCTGAAAAAGAAAAAGATAGATTGTCGCGTGCATTTATTTTTTTAGTTTTTGTTTGTGCTTGTGGAGGAACAATTCTGATGATATTTCTTCAACCGGGTATAGGTAAAAAAATCAAAGGTCTGTCAGAAATTATTAAAAAAGGCAGTTTGGGATTTTAATTAAGAGATAATGAATACACGTATAATTTTTTTTCAGAAATTAAGGAGTAAAACAGATGGCTACAGTTTTTAAACCAAAATACATTGTCGCACAACTTATTGTTGTGCTTTTAAAAAACCTTACTGATGGAAGTATTGCCACATCAGTGCAAATTAGCAATACAACTGATCTTTATCTTGATGTTTTAGTTCAATTATCAGTGAAAACAGGTTCAGGCGTTGATACCGATAACGGCGTTATTAGAGTATTTGTTATTGCTTCGGTTGATGGCGGTGTAACTTATCCTGATGTGTCCAATGATGAATTAATACCTATAGGGGTATTTAATGCAAATGTGGATACTACAACTTTTAAATCCCCCCCTATGAGTGTTGCCAATGCTTTTGGTGGTAAATTACCAGAAAAATATAAAATAGTAGTTAAAAATGATACTGGTGCCAATTTAGATAATGTTGATGAGGCTGTGCATCTGAAACAGTATCAGGGGATACAAGGACAATACTCATAATAATATAATCATTACGAAGATTATAAAAAAAAGGAAATAAGATATGCCTTCAATAATGTTACCCATAGTTGCAGCTCAAATAAACGGTGATTTTATCGCACTACCTGCCAGGATTGACAGAGGACTTGCAGCAGGAGCGTTACTTTTTGCTAATGATCAAACTGAAAGTGCTGTATGGACTTTTAAAATGCCAGCAAATTATGTCGGAAGTCTTACAGCAAAAATACAATATTCAATGGCTTCTGCTACATCGGGAAAAGTTGATTTTGAAGTTGAAGTTATGGCCGTTTCTGATGGTGACTCTCAAGACGTGGATTCTGCAAGTTTTGATTCTGTAAATGAAATTTCAGGCGGAACCACAGTTCCCGGTACGGCAGGTTATCTTGATGAAATCAGCGTACCACTTACAAATAATGATAGTATCTCGGCCGGTGATCTGGTGACAATTAGGGTTAACCGTGACCATGATGATGCAGATGATACCGCATCTGGAGACGCAGAAGTAAGAGCCATCAATTTGGAATATACAGCTTAGTAAAAAGGAAGAAAAATTATGCCAATAGCAAAACAGAAGTATGTTCAATCACTTATACAGGTTTTTAAAAGAGCAATTGATCTTGAGAAAGAAGCCGATGAATTGATGCAAGATGCCAAGGCTAAATTTTTGGCATTAGGGCTTGACTTGACTGATACGAATTTAACATCTGCACAACTTACAGCTGCAAATAATCATATCGCCAGTTTAAATGTTTTGGCCAATGATGCAGTTGCAACTTTTGTAACAAATAAAGATCATCCTTCACATGGAACAAAACTTATAGAAGACTTGCCATGAGTGTAAATTTTACTACTGATCATGTTGATATAAATGACACCCCGTTTGACCTTGATCGAGATGTACCTTTTTCTATGGCGATATGGGTAAAGTCTTCTTCTGTTTCAAGGATAATATTTTCAAAAGGCAATCATACTTCGCCTTTTAATGGATATACCATGAATATGGATTTTGAAGGCAGATTTGGTGTTTTTTTAATTAACACTTCTGGAAGCAACCTATTAGGCGCAACTTATGCAACTCCTATAAATGATGGTGTTTGGCATCACATAGGTTTTTCATATGACGGGACATCTACAGCCGCCGGATTAGAGTTGTATGTTGACGGAATTCAGATAACTAAATCTTTTGTAACAGAAACTTTATCAGCAACTATACTTAATAATTTTAATTTACAAATCGGTGCTAGAAATGGGTTGTCTGGTAATGCTTTTGTTGGATCACTTAGTGATGCTTGTATTTGGGATGATATTGTTTCGGCAGGTGGATTTGCTCAAATATATAATGCTCGGCTTAAAGGCATGCCTTTACAAATACAGCTTTCTGATTTATTAGGTTATTGGCCGTTAGATGACCATCCAAATGGTATAAATGTAAACACATTAACATTTAAAGACTTGTCTGGGAATGGTAATAATGGTACCGGTGTTGGAGGAGTAGCAGAAGCAGAATCTATGTTGAGTTATCCTGCCTATGTCGTTTTGCCTGGTGTAGCTCTACCTGTAAAAACTGTAAAAAACAGTATTATTAAACCTCCGTTCGGAACTCCTGTAAATTTTGGAAAATCAATATCAAAAGAACTAATTTTGGCCGCGCCCTTAAATGAAGGCACAGGAAATAATGTAAGTATTTTACCTGGATATGGTAAAACAGGTATTCTTACAAATATGGATTTTTCCAATTGGATATTGGGGAATGATGGTTATATTTTAAATCTTAATGGTACTAATGAATATATCCGTATAACTAGAAAAGATGAACTTTCTGGTTTATCTGATATATCAGTATTTATTAAAATAAAAAGTTCAGCAAGTTCATTTGATGTAATTATGAGTCATTTTGAAAGTGCTGCTGGAGATTTGAGAAGCTGGTCACTAGGTACTGATGGTTCAAATAAAATACAGTTAATTTTGTCTGATGATGGCACACTTGATGCTGGTCACGTAAAAGAATACAGGGGTAGTCAAACAATAATTGATGGATTAGAACATACTATAGGATTTACATTTTCTGGTGGTGTTTTAAATCTTTATGTAGATGGAATGCTTGATCCTTCACCCACGAAGACAAAAGATGATGCCATTACTACTTTGTTTGATAGTTCAGCTGATTTAACTATTGGATGTAGATTATCAAGTGATGCGCCTGCTGGAGCATTTCCAGGAGCCGTAAATAATGTTTATATATGGAATAGAGGTATAACAGATATTGAAGCATTAAAATTACATGTGTTTCTTTATCAAGCATTACACTGGATTAGAGAAGATTTTCCAAACATTCCACATGCTTTGCCATTTCCACCTTATAATTGCTGGGTTATTAATAATGCTGCTGGAGCTGGTACAGCAGATGATGGAAGTAAGGTCTGTTTGATTTGTGCGCTATGGGATACTAAAAGCGAACAATGTATGTATCGACAAAAATTTATTGCTACGCAAGAATTTTGGAGAGGTAAAACACTTCCGGCATGATTTTTATATTGAATAGAAAATAGGAGGCTGGGCTTTAATGCAATATGGGCCGTATATCATAGACGAATTTATAACTTTTTCTGTAGACACAACAAAACAAACGACTGAAAATGTTGATGCTGATGCAGCACCAACTTATTATATTTATGAAGATGAGGTTGAAACTGCTAAAGACACAGGTAGTATGTCAAAATTGGATGATTCAAATACAACTGGATTTTATACAGAAAGAGTTCAATTAACATCAGCAAAATACAGTTACGGTAAAACGTACAATATATATATAAAATGGGCAGCCTCGACTAAGAACTTTTCTAAAATTCATAATTTTATACTTCGGCCACCTTCTGGATATGCTTTAGGAGCTGTGTGGATTGATACAAATAATGGTACCTCTGGTGATATAAGTAATGTAAATGGAATTGCTACAAATCCTGTTGATAATTTTACTGATGCAATGACAATTGCGTCAAATATGGGTTTAACTGCTTTCCGTGTAGCAAGTGAATCTTCAATTACATTAAATGCTTCTGTGGAAGGAAAAGAATTTATTGGGCAACATTGGACATTAGCGTTAGGAAGTCAAAATTGTGCTGACACTATTTTCACAGGTGCAAATATTACAGGTGTATGTACTGGAGCAAATAAACCTCATTTTAATGATTGTGAAATAGCTGGCGTTACCCTACCTCCCTCACATTTACACAGGTGTGTTTTAACAGGTACTATTACGGTTGGAACATTGGGTGATTTTTTTCTTAATGAATGTTGGGCAGGATCATCAGGGGTGAATAATCCTATTATAGATACTGGTGCGTCAATAGGGGATGTAACTATACATAACCACCATTTTGGTGGGACAATAGAATACAAAAACTTAGGTCAAGTCGGTACGGACTTAGTACATATGTCTGGACATGGCAAATATATTTTAGATGCTACCTGTAATGGAGGAACAATACATGTATCAGGAAATATAGAGAAAGAAGATAATTCTGGTGGTACTGTAACTATAAATAATGATGCAAATGCTAATTTGACAAATATTAATGCTGAGGTTGATACTGCAATTGCTACTATGGCAGCAGATGCAGTTATTATCAAAAATGAAGTATTATCGCCTGATGGAACGGTTGTTTCGGATGCTGGCAATACGACATTAACATTTAAAACAAATTTGACTTCAAATGAAGATGATTACTTGATTGATGCTTATATAAAATTTAAAGACGGTAATTTAGTTGATCAAATAAAAAAAATTACTGCTTATAATGGAACTACAAAATTTATAACTGTAATTGGTGCTTTTACAGCTGCTCCAAGCGGGACGCCAAATTTTGATATTATAAATAGATAAGTAAAAAATTATGGGTTTTCTCTTATTAGATTCACCTACTAAGCTTGTAAAAATTGTTAATGAAACACTAAATGTTTTAGCAGTAAAACTGTTTGGTGATAATTTTACCCGTGATGATTCTGATACAGTTGGAAATGATTGGGTAGAAGATGAGCCACTTGCGGGTACATGCTTAATAAGCAGCAATGAATTACATATTGTTGGCAGTGATGCATCTGTTGAAAGACCTGCTGCTGAAGCTTGGGCAGACGGAAAAATTACCACAAAAGTAAGAGTTTCTCAGCTTAACTCCGAAGCGGCTGTGCTTGCGCGATATTCAGCGGCTGATACTTACTGGTATGTAAGTTTAACAGTCGATGATTTTACACTAAAATGGTTTGACGGTGGTGATTCAGCGACAGCTGATAGTGAAAGTTTTTTAGAATTAGGTGACGATGAATGGTACGAAATTGAATTTACATTAAATGGCTCAAGTATATCAGTAACATTAAAAGAATCTGACGGAACTTTAGTCTCTACACTATCGGTTACTGATGCAATACATGCCACAGTTTCAGGGAAACAGCGTCTTATGGGCATAGATAATTTTGAATTTCAATTGGTTGAGTTTGATGATTTTTCACATTATCCATTAGATGTTGAATTTAATCTTTTGAGATATTTAGGACGTTTTAAGTTGATTAATGAAAGCCTGAATTTTGTAGAATCTTGTTTAAAATTTATTGTGGTCGATTTTTTTAAAGTTCAGTTGAAAAATATAACAGTAAAAAAAGTATTGAAATGGTTTCGATAAAACAAATTATAAAAAATATTTTTTCTTTTTTGGGTATTCAGCTTCCCGGATTAAATGAATCGTTAAAAATGAATGAAAACGTGATAACTGTTTTAAAAAATGATTCATAACATGAGGTTTTTATTATGCTTAAAGCTTTGATTAAAAAAATATCTCCTCGAATAAATATTATTGCTATTTTTGAAAATAAATTAACTTGTGAAAAGAAAATTGTAAAAACTCATAATATTGTTACAAATGCTGGTGATACATATTATGCCCAACGTGGTGCAGTTGAAACGCCAACTAATGCATTTGATTCCTTGTATTTAGGTACTACTGGATCCCCTTCGGTGGGAAAAACTTCTGATTTTAGTGATATTACTCTACAAAGTAGTAGCGAGAAATTGGTGAAATCAGCATATCCAAAAACTAATGATGGTGATGTTGATAATACTGGTTCAGGTCTTGATAAAATAACATGGACATTTGAATATACTGCTATTGATGGCAATTGGACGGGTATAACCGAAGGTACAATTAGTATTCCATCAGCCAGCGGAACAGATGCAGTGTTATCACATTTTTCTTTTGGTGGATCATTCAACAAAGATAATAACACTACATTAAAAGTTATTGTAAATCATGAAGCTTTGGGGGTTTGATCTATGGATGTTGTAGGTGATGCAACTATAAGAGTTGGTAGCCAGGACTATATGAAATGGCAATTGTTACAAGAGGATGGTGTGACGCCAATTTCTCTTGCAGGTGTTACAAGTGTTAGTATTCGTTTTCAGAATAAAGAAGATTTGACAGTTGTAGAATTTAAAACAACTGATAATCCTCAAAAATTCTTTATTACTACAGCTTCTACCGGAAAAGTTGAATTGCGCCCTGCTGTTGGTGATTTTACTGCTATAGCTTCTTATCATTTTCATATTATTGTTACTGATTCCGTTGGAGATCATCCAGTACCAGAAGGTAAGGATTATACATTACAAGTAATTGACAGTTATCCATCAACTTAAAATCCGGGGGGTATGACATTTAACACGTGGCGCGCATAAAAAAACGTGGTCACTGCTCCCCTATTTTGTATTGACAAAAAACAAGAAAACAGTATACTTTAATTGAATGTTGTTTGATTTTCCTGATGCTCGTGAACAAAGGCCGTAAACTTATCCATTACGGCCTTTGTTTTGTGTTAAAGTAAAAAGACTAACCCATGTTTTTCTTCTGGAAACATTAGAGCTACATCAACATATTCTTGAATGTCTTCTCTGCCACAAATTAAAACTGTTTTCCATTTTCTACCAACCAAACATCTGATTATTTTTCTTATTTCATTTTCGTAAAGTCTGGCACTTTCTATTATTGGAGCATTCAATAATTCTTTCGGTAAAATCTCTCTCCAATTTCTTCCGGTCCGTATAACAAAACCTTTTTCAAATATTCTTTTCCCGTTTTTTTCTAAATAACATTTCAAGTTCAATTTAATCTCTCCTATCAAAAATTATTAGTAATCTAATATTGAGCTCTTACTATTTAAAAAATACTATTAATACAATAATAAATCAAGTAATTTTTACCTAATGTTAGATAAAAATTTTATTTGAATCCATTACAGTAATAGTGTTTTAAAATATTCTTGACAAAAATTTAGTATAAGTATAATATCTATAGTTAGGTGCTAACATTAGAGGGAGAAAATGACAAAAGCAAATAGAAAACGTATAAAATTGTTGTTGGTCCAATATGATATAACCCAAAGAGATTTGGCAAATATAATTAATATTGAATATCATTCTTTGAATAAAACGATTCTGGGAAAAACTTCAAACGAAGTCATCAGAAAAAAAATTACATATTATTTCAAGGTTCCATATAAATCCCTATGGGGTGTTGACGAACCTGGCAAAAGAATTTGACTTTTATTTCCATTGTGGTAGCCTTTGTGTTATGTACATACAATGTAACTATAAAAACACAAAGGAGTAAGTATAACAATGATTTGTGATGAAAGTAAAAAGAAATTTTGTTGCTTTTGTGAATTTTTAAATCAGGCTGTGAACGATTGGGAAAAGAATTTTGGCAGATGTAAATTAAGAGGAGTTACTGTAAATGGTTTAAATTCTTGTAAGTCTGTTATTCCAGTTATCGAAAATTAAAAAGGGATTATCGGTAAGATGTGGAAACCGATAACCCCACGTGGAAAAAGTGAGAAGTGGATAAACTTCACTATTTAAGTTTACCATAAAAATTTGTATAGGAAAGGATTTGCCAGTATAGAAGTTTTCCGGTTTTTTTAACCCTTATAATAGGTGGTGCTATTGGGGTTTTTTGGAGCCGGTGAGGTTTTGGCCTTGCTTCTATACTGGTATAAATAATTATGTGTATGAAAGAGTTGGATAGTAGTCATTTTAAAAATATTTCAAATATTAATTGTGCTAATTGTGTCGGTGGTACTTCCGGTACTTGTGGGAATTGCCATTGGGGGCAATTTTTAGAAGATAAAAAAAGCCAAAAAGGATTTTGTGTATTTGAAATTCCTCAGTTTACACAAAAGGGCTATGGGTATTTTCAAAGACCAAATATAGAAAAATCAGATTTTAGTTGTAATAATTGGAGAGAAAGTACAAGGAATTTAAAATGAAAATAAAATTTGAAGATATTTTGAAAAAAATTATTTCGGCACCTACTGTTTTGTTGTTTTTAGTTATTTCACTTGTTATAGATGTATTACAAAATTTAATATGGATATGTATTTGTTTAACTTGTGATAAGACAGCTAAAGCTGAAATGACGTTACTGTATATTAAAGTTCTCATAAGAACGAATAATTTGTGGATTTTGCCTGATAAAAAAAATAAAAACATATATAAATAAGGGAAATTATGATTTTAGATAAACAAAATGAAGGTATAAAAATAACATCAGAAGAAATTGATAATGATCCCGGTGAATTTTTTGAGGTGATAATAAAAAAAGTAAAACCTAAAAAAGATAAAAAGAAGAATAAGAAATTATTAAAAATAAATGGATGTGGTGATTATGATGATTGAAAAAAATACAGAAAATACAGAAGACGGGTTAACACTGGATCATACATTATATTTAGTCAAAGAGGCGTTTAAGACCTCTATGATTAAATATAACAATAAATTGCCAAGCAACATGTTAATTCTCTATAAAGAAATGGGTGAAGCATCAAAAGCATTATTAGAAAAAGATATTTCTCAAACTGTAGAAGAATTGACGCATGTAGCGTCAATAAACAGATACAAAATCATTCATTAAAAAATTTAATAACATATTGTCATAGTTGTCATACTAGATATCATATGAGAAATAGGTAAAAAAGTGGATTTTTTAAAAAAACTTTATAAGTGTAAAAAATGTAATGCCCAATGTGAGAAATTTCAAAAAAGCTATCAACAATATAAATTATGTGATCTGTGTGGATATCAATATACCCCAGAGAAAAACGATGTAGCGGAGGAAATAGAATAATCCAAACTAACATAATAAAAATCTTTCTATCGTAGATTTTTAAAGAAAAAAATGAAGGGATCCCAGAGAAAAATTATGTATGATTTTTTATATATTTTTAATTCAAAAACCAGGCAAATAAAAAATGAAAAAATCTTAAAGATTGTTGTAAAAAGTGGGGAATATCCCCCTGAACATGCTTTCACTAATACAAAAGATGCAGATATTTTCAAAGAGAAATTTATAAAATCACAAGTTGAACAAGCGCAAACAAAAATTAAAGGTATACAGAATTTTATAACCAAAATTATAGCGGGGAAATAATAATGTTGGTAATTTGTAAAGAATGTATTGTGGAAGGACAATATTAAATGTCAGAAAAGAAAATTCAAGTTAAATTGGAAAAAATAAAATCTCCATTTGAAATCTTGTCATTACAAAAAGCAGAAAAAAGAGAAAGGCATAAACAGTTTATGATTGATCATTTTGATTGTATAGATCCAAATCAAATATTAGCAACCCAAAATGGATATTATTTTTAAATGTCAACAAATTCAGAATTCCTAGACAATATTACTGAATTTTTTATCAATTGTGAAATGGAGTATCCACAATTTGATGATGATGTTATTACAAAGGAAAAATGTAAAAAAATGGGGGATAAGATAAGGGATAGAATAAAAAAGGAAATAGATGAAAATGCATGTAGTTGATTTTTTTTTATTGAGTATGAACTTTTTAAAAATTTTGGGAATTTCTTGTTGTACTGTTTTAGTTTGTTGTTTGGTTAAAAAGCAGAGTTTAAAGGTTTACTTATTTTGGTTGGGTTGGCTATGGGGTGTTGTGTCTGTAATAATTATTTTTTTTATTACTTATGTGTTTTTACCAATTTAAAGGAAAATAAAAAAGTGGATAAAAATCAACAGGAACGATTTGTAACAGTAACAGATTGTGTTTTTAATGATCGTAATAATACGGTTTTGGACAAAAAAACAAATTTAGAATGGCATATGTTACCGGACGTAAATACTAGTTGGAATCAATCGAAAGAACAAATTGAAAATTTAATTCTTTCGGTTGGAAAATGCCAAATTTGGATCAATTGAAAAGTTTATATCAAAATAAAAGTGGATTGCCATCTATATTTGAAAAAGAAAATGTATTTTTTTGGTCAAGTGAAACCCGTGGGTCAAGAGATGCATGGGGATTTAATTTTTCATTTGGTGATATACGGCGGAATAAAAAAACTTATAAAAGAATTTGTAGGGGAATTGTTGTTAAAGAAAGATTAACATCATGATTGTTAGAAATAAATTATTAAAAAAACTGAATATAAGGAAAGTATTTTATTGCTTTCCTTTTTTTTTAAGTATATACTTTACTAGTAACGTTACTAGTAAGTCTACTAATATGGAATTTAAAAAATGTCAAATCATATCAAAAAAATTAGAGAAGAGATATTAGGCATAACACAAAATGAATTTGCTAAAGCATTAAGGCGACATCCATCTACGATTTATAAATGGGAAAAAAATGAAAGTGTGCCTCACCCTGAAACATTAGAAAAAATACAAGCATTAGTTATTAAGAAGGAAAAGGAGGACAAAAAAAACAAACATACAAAAACCGTTGAGTTGTAATTTTTAGTTTCAACATTTTAAACAAGCATCAGTAAAGGAAAAACAAAAAAAATGGCTGAAAAATTTACCACTACATTCTCTTTTTGGAAAAAATTCATGGATTGCCGCAAATCTTGTCAGTACAGGTATATAGATGAATTAGTTTCAATTTACAAAAATGATAATCTCTTGTTTGGCTCTGTCATTCATGAGTGTCTGGAAAGTTGGCATGAAAAAAGAGATTTTGTTGATGTAGTGAATCACCTGCAAACTTTATATTCAGATAGATTTACAAATCTCAAAAGCATGGACAGCTACTCAAGAGCTGCTGCCATGATGAGAGGATATGTAAACACATACCCAGAAGAAGAATTTGAAGTTATTGAATTAGAAAAGAAATTTGAAGGTAATATTATAAATCCGAAAACACATAAAACATCTCTTACCCTGAAATTGGCGGGCAAGATAGACGGTATAGTTAAGCAAGGCAATAGTTATTTTTTGCTGGAACATAAAACAGCGTCCACTATAGATGAAAATTATCTCTCAAAACTATGGAATGATTTCCAAATAACTATATATGCCTGGTATGCAAGAGAATGTTTTAACATTCCAATTACAGGTATTATTTATAATATTCTTGGTAAAACTAAAGTTAAACAAAGCAAGGGAGAAACCGAAAGAGAATTCTTACTTCGCAAACAAGAACTTATTGCCAAGTCAAAAACTGGGAAAAGTGCAGCCAAAAGGAAAATGCCTGAAAGTAATGAAGATTTTCAGACAAAGTTAGCTAAAGTTTATAATGATTCAAAAATGTTTCATCGAGAAGTGATATATCTTACAGAGGATAATTTTACAGCGTTATTATCAGAACTTTGGCAGTTATCACAAGCTTTTTTGCATGCACGGAGAACAGGTAATTTTTATAGAAATACAGGTCAATGTTATCAGTATTTTTCACAATGTTCTTATCATGCCATTTGTAATGCATCAAACAAACAAATGGTTATTGATAACCAATATACCAAATGTGAAGCTCATGAAGAGCTTAAAGAAGAAAACAATGCTGTGCCTGAGGAAAGTGCAACAGAATTAAGCTTTTAAACAATAACAATTAACATTCAAATTTCAAAACAAGCAAAGGTAAGTCTCTAATGGAAATTAAACTGCCAACAAAAAAAACACCAAAAAGAAATAGTTTATCGAACCTTTCTATACTTCTTCACGGTATGCCAAAAATAGGAAAATCAACTTTTTGTGCAGGAGGAGAAAACGCTTTATTTTTAGCTACTGAACCCGGATTAAATTCACTGGATGTTTTCCAAATCCCAATAGGCAATTGGTCGGAATTAATGGACGCATGTTCACTGCTAGCTAAAGGTGAGCATGATTTTCAAACGGTTATTATTGATACCGTAGATAATGCGTACAAAATGTGTTCTCGCTATATATGCCAAGAACATGGTTTGAATCATGAATCCGAGATGGGCTATGGCAAAGGATATGCTTTTGTTAATAACGAATTTCAACGGGCAATTAATAAAATGATTGCTCTGCCATATGGTCTGTATATGATTTCACATTCTCAGACGAAAGAAATTGAAACTCGTACAGGAAAATACACAAAAATTGTACCCACGTT